AGACAGCAGAAGATATGGCAAGATACTGGCGATCGTTTAGGCTTTACTGATCGAGATGAAAATAAGAAGATACTCGCCACACTCGAACGTATCGCTGAATCCGTTGAGGATGGGAAAGACTTGTCAGTTGTTATGGATGGTCGTGTGGTTGGTAATCTGGTTGAGCCGCATGTGACAAACAAACAAGAACGGAAGAACTACAGAAAAAGAAAGTCATAAGAAATAAGGTGATAAAAATGAATTTTAAATTCGACGGAATCCGAAAGCCTTATATTAAAGTTTTAGAAAAAGAGCGTCCTTACTGGTCAACTATAAATAGAACCATCTCAGAAGTGCCAGGAAAGTTTGGGGGAAGGTTATCTAGTACAGAAATTGCCCCGTTGGTCATATCCGTAAAACTGCTGATTGAAGCCGAAAGCAAAATGGATTTGTTAGATAAAACTGAAGACCTGGCGGCGTGGCTAATCACAGACAAGCCCAAGCAACTAGTTTTTGACGACAGGCCTAATAGAGCATATTACGCAGTTGTTGAAGGCGACGCAATTCCCGAAATGGAAATTGTGTCGTTTTCTACTTTAAAAATTAATTTTATCTGCCCCGATCCCTACAAATATGGGCAGGAAAAACAGGCTGTCCGCATTAAAAAACTAACCTGGGAAGATTACAAAGGTCAGACATGGGAGGAGGTTGCAGCAGATGGCGATTAATACAGATCATTTAAGGCTAGTTAAAGCGGAAATTACCGATAAAATAGATGTCACCATTGCTAACTATGGCAAGAACGCTGACACAATAGATAGCGAGATTAAAAGCTTAAAAGACAATTTGAGTAGCACTGATAATAATGTCGCTACGAATAAAAATAACATTGCTAGTAATCTCAAAAAGATCAACGATAATAAAACAGCTGTGGATGCTGATATTCAAAAGGCTAATGATAACATCGCTACAAATAAAAGTGATATTGGCAGCAACTTAAAAAAGATCAATGACAATAAGTCTGCTGTTGATAGCGACATTAAAAAAGCTAATGACGATATCACTTCCAATAAAAATAATATTTCAACAAACAAGGATAATATCGCTAATAACAAGGATGAAATAAAAAAAGTAGACGATGCTTCAAAAACGAATGCAACAGACATATCAAATTTGACTGAAAAAGTTAATCAGGTAGAAAAGGACTCGAAGGCTAATAAAAGCGAAATTGATACCTTAAAAGAATTATTAGAGGGTGTCGAAAATGAATTAAGAGAAATAAAGGAAAAACTCGATAATAACGATGATTCCGAGGATGACAGCAATGGATAAACGTTGGATTGAACTGTCTCAAGCGAGTGAAATATATATCGAAGGTAATGCCACAACCCCCATTTATGTAACAGCCGTTGTGGAGGATGATGTGCCCTACGCCGAATTTAGCTTTAAAGATCAGGCGTTACGTCTGCATTATGATTTTGAGGATGGCGATGTGATCAAGATGGATTTTGAAAAGCGCAAAGTATTTATAAATGGCAAGCTACAGATGACTACGATCGACATACTGAAGGCTGATTTTTTCAGGCTTAATCAAGGTGTGAATGAAATTAGGACGATACCGAGTATGACCTTGGATGTTAAATATAATGAGAGATGGTTATAAAAAAGGAGATATTAATTATGGGTAAAACAATAATTAAAAACACTTACATGGATGGTACTGTAACATACGAAGAAAGTGACAAACCGGTAGAATTCGTTCCCTTAGGTGAGCGGGAAGGAGTAGAAGGCATCGTATCGGATGACAATGGTTTTTCTGTAATTCAACAAACAAGGGGAAATCTTACGTTTTTTGTGAGTTCGAAAGAGGAGGTTGATTTAAGTGAGTGAAATTAAAATGACGGAAAATAGCGTTACAACAAAAGTAGGCGAAACGGTAGTAACCGTAACGCCTGATGGAATTACTTCTAGAGTTTAGGGTGGTAACTACCATCATTACCTTGGATTAGTTCTTTATTTGTATAAAAAACAACACTGTCATTGGTTTGTTCAATTTTTACAGCGAACCCATTTGGATATATCGATTCTCTGATAACTCGTTGTGGAGTTTCTTCAATAGTTATTTGTTTGATATCAGAGAAATTTATTCCGAAATCAGTAACTATATCGATTTCGGGGTCGCCCTTAAATTGGAAATATGTGTATTTGTATTCAGGCATATGTATCACCTCCCAACCTAGCCCATTCGACATGGTTCGGGAAAGTCCTTCAAGAAAGGAGGAAATCATGAGAGAAAAATTATATGTATTCGACAATCAAGACAACTTACTCACTGTCACATATAACTATATTACAGCAGAATTTGAGGAAACTGTGGAAAAATCAGATGGATTAACAATTGAATTTCCTATGATGGATGATGATGCAGAGCACTTTGTAGGTGGTAACCAGGTTGCTTTTCGAGATCTAAAAGGTAATTTTAGACTTTTCTTAATCCGTGAAGTAGATGACCAAGATGGCGAAGCAACTGAAAAGGTAATCGAGTGTATGCCGGCTATGCAAGAGTTAACGGACGTCATGGTTGAGGAAAAGCGCCCGCAGGATAGAACAGCTGAATATGTGCTAGGCATCATCCTAGAGAGATCACGTTGGCAAGCGGGCAGTGTGGCAGAACTAGGTAAGTTTTCAACAAGCTTTTATTTTAAAGATGCCTATGAATGCCTTGGCAAATTGACGGAAATATGGGGCGGCGAGATTGTTGACCGCATTGAGATTGATAAAAATAAAATAGCTGGTCGTTATATTGATATCGTGCACCGCAAAGGCGAAAACAACGGTAAGCGGTTTGAGATTGGAAAAGATATTAAAAATATCACACGAACAGTCCTGTACTATCCAAAGACTGCACTATACGGTAAAGGATCCTCATTAGAGTTAGAAGATGATGAAGGGGAAGCCACTGGTGGTCATAGCCGCAAGATTACATTTAGGGATGTGGAGTGGAAAAAAGCGAACGGTGATCCCGTGGACAAGCCGAAAGGTCAAGAGTGGGTAGGCGATCCCGAAGCAATAAAAAAGCACGGAATACCTAACCACAAAACAGGTGAATTAAACCACAGATTTGGCATGTTTGAGGATAATGACGAAGAGGATCCCGAAACGTTACTCAAAAAGACCTGGGAAGCTGTCCAAGATGAAAAGGATCCGAAGGCTCAATATGAGATGGATATCGAAACGTTTTATGGTGTAGCCGACTATGAACATGAGCAAGTGTTTCTAGGCGATACAGGCATTGCGCGCGATAAATCCATTAAGCCTATGATTTTAGTTGAATCACGTGTCATGAGTTTGAAATATGACATAGGCAATCCTGAAAATGGTGAGGTAACTCTCGGCAATATATTAGATTTGAGTGAAAGCAATACCGATATTGATTGGGTGATAGATAAAGTAAAGGATAACGCGGGCAATTGGGATTCTGGCGGCGGACCTATCACGGACGAAAAGTTCCCGGATATTAAACCGCCAGTACCCGAAAACGTTAAAGTAGACGGACTATATCAGACGATTATGCTGTCGTGGGATTTCGATTCTGCATTTTATATCGCCAGTTACGAAGTCTATGCATCCCAAACCAAAGGTTTTGTTCCTGACTCTACAAACCTTGTATTCCGAGGGAAAACAGGCGGATATAACCACGAAGGAGAAAATAACGACAAATGGTATTTCCACATTCGAGCCGTTAACACGCACGGAACAGCATCCGAATATACGGACGAATACAGCGCATCAACCGCAAAGATCAATTTTGACGATATAGACGAGGAAAACATACCCGATTTTATAGAGCATTCTATTTATAAAGGTGATACAGCGCCAAGCCCGGATGATTACAAATACTGGATTGACATAGGAAATGAACCGGAATTACTCTATTTTTGGAATGAAGACGCGGAAGATTGGAAGCCGTTAGCGCCAACAAACGCCAAGGACTTAGGCGCGGTAGAGATAGAGGAATACCAAAACAAAATTTATGAATTGACTAGTGATATCGCGGATAAGGTGGATGCCGAATGGGTAAATGGCCAACTTGTAAGTAAGGTTGACAAAGAAACCTATGAAGAGCGCATGGAGGAAGTCAGCAAGGATTTAGAGGGAAAAGCAGACGCAAACAAGACTTACACCATCGAGGATATAGACGATAAAATAGATAATACTGTATCGAAAAAAGAGTACAAAACCGATAAAGACGCGAATATTGAACGTTTTAAAAGCAATGAAACATCAATCGAACAAAACGAAAAGAATATCAAATCCAAAGCATCCCAGGAAGAATTAGACAGCACAAACCAAAGTGTTAAGGATAATTCATCCGAGATCAGCCAAAACGCTAAAAAAATAGAATCCAAAGTCGAACAGAAGGAATTTAGCGATCTGTCAGACGATGTTAGCAAGCATGAAACAAGAATTACACAAACTGAAAAAGATATTAATAGCAAGGTTGATGCTACCGAATACAAAGAGGATAAGGACGGCATTGTCAGCGATATTAAAAGCAATACATCCGAGATCAACCAGAATGCTAAGGAAATAAGCTCAAAGGTTGATGAAACGTATGTGAAGGGCGCTATTGATGATGTTGTTATTGACGGAAGGAATATAATCCCTAACAGCAATGAATTTGAGGAAACAGTAAGGACGGGAGTAACAGCCACGTTTGACACAATAGAGGTTCTAGAGTGGAACGCACAGGATGCTACTAGGATAAAGGCAAATGGAGGTAATGAATATAGGAAATTAACAAGGAATATTATGGGCACAACCGGGGTCGAAGGTGTTTGGTCTGTTTGGGTTAAAAACATGGGTGATGATGACATTAAAATATCCTTTAATGGGTGGAATAGGTTAGAGGGGAACAGTTCAGTATCAGACATAACTATTAAAGCTAAGGAATCGAAAAGAGTAGTTGTTCCTGGAAAAGCAAGAACCAATCACGATTTTATTCAAATTAGTTACAGTGTTATTGGAGATGTTAATAAAAAACTTGACATTGTATTGTGGCATGAACAATTAGAAAAAGGAAACAAGGTAACCGGTTGGTATCCGGCGCCCGAAGATGCCCAAGCGCAAATTGACGACACCAACGAAGTTGTCAAAAATAACACATCCGAAATCACACAAAACGCCGAAGCCATCAAATCAAAAGTTGATGAAACAACGTACAAAAGCGACAAGGACGGTATAACAAAAGATATCAAGGATAACAAATCGGAGATAGAGCAGAATGCGAAGGCGATCACAAGTAAGGTGGAACAGAAAGATATTGACGGGGCTATTGATGGGATTAAGCCTGGTGGAAGGAATTTAATTAAAAATAGTTCCCTTTACGAACTTAACCCTAGGGAGTCAGATTATAACTATGCTTCTATGATCTTAGTTGAAAAACTAGAAAAAGATACAGAATATATTATTTCGGCAAATGTTGAGGTAACAGAAGGTAATGTAACGGCGATAGCAATATTACAAAGAAAAGGGAATAATGACAGTAACGGTTCTGTAGGCCAAGCGACTATCAAAGATAATAAAATCATCAAGACATTTAAGACAAGCAACAGTGATACAAATAGATTGTTATTTTATGCAGGAATAAACGGCTCAACCAATGGCAATGGCGTAATATTTACTAACGTACAACTAGAAAAAGGCAACAAAGCCACAGCCTGGCGACCTGCATTCGAGGACGCAGAAAAAGAAATCGACAGCGTACGCGATTACGCATCTGAGATAGAACAAACGGCCAAAGGCATCAAAAGCGAGGTAACAGCACTTGAGAAGGACGTAAGCGCAAATAAAACAAGCATTAGTGATGCCAAGAGCGACATTAAACAGCAAGCCGATCAGATAGCATCAAAAGTCACAAAGACAACGCACAAAGCGGATTTAGACAAGTTGAATACTAAAGTAAGTGAAGCAGAATCATCTATTATACAGAACGCGGATAGCATTACGTCTAAAGTAAGCAAAAACGGCGTTATATCGTCTATCCGTCAGTCACCCGAAACGGTAAAAATTGATGTTGATCGTGTAAATATTGACGGAGATTTAAACGTAGTAAACGGTATGGTGCGGATTCAGAAAGGCATTATTACAAACGAAATGGTAGCAGGTAACGCTAAGATAGACTTTGCGAAGATAGCGGACGTAAAGATTACCAACGCGATGATTCAGTCGGTTAGCGCCGCTAAGATTAATACTGGTACACTAGACGCTGAACGCGTTACGGTACAAGTTAAAAACGGTACACAAGCAATTAAAATTACCGATAAAGGCTTTGAGTCAGTCGATAGTAGCGGAAATGTACGTATTCATATTGGCGTGCGGAATATTGGTGGAAAGGGGCAAAGTGATCCGAGCACTATACGTTTCTTTAGTGGGAGCGGTAGTACAAGCGCAGGCATTGGAATGAATGTTAATGATCACTTCATTATTGGAAGCTCCTCAAACAAAGTTGCTATGGAGCTACGGTCTGGAAAAAACACAATAATGTACGCGGCACAAGTCAGAATAGCCCCCGAAGGCGCTAACGCATATTGGAAGTTTTTAAAGCGAAACAGCGCGGATGGCGACCCTAACCCGATTATCGAGCCTAGTAAGAGCGGGTGGGGATATGTTGGTTCGAGCCCGGCGCGATTATGGCGTATTTATACGAATCACCTTCATTACCTGGAACAGCACAAACTTTCAACGAGGGAATCCAAGGCAGATATTAAGAAATTAGACCTTGAAGAAGCAAGGCGCATCTTCGACAAAATCACGTTAAACTCTTTCCGTTATTTAACGCCAGACGGAGAGCCTAGCGAAAATACATCATACGGCGTAATTACTGATGAAAGCCCGGTCGAAATATTAGATGCAGAGGAAGAATCAGTCAACCAAGATAACTATATAGGCGTTACCTTGGGAGCTTTAAAACACCACATACAGCAAACAAAAAAAGAAAACGAAGCATTGCACGAACGCATAGCGCAACTTGAAAAAATGATGCATGGATTTATGGGAGGTAATTAAATGTCAGAACAAACGCAGGAACACGAGGTAAACCTACAGTATGCTTATAACTCGCTTATGAACCGTTACATGGAAGCCGTTAAAGAAAACAGCTACAAGGATTCGATTATAGCGGTTTTACAGGAAGAATTGGACGAGTTAAAAGCAGATACAGAAGACGCAGACGCCGAATAGGGGCGTTATTTTTATGCAATCTAGGGGGGGATTATGTGTAATCCACAGTTAAATCACAGCCGAACGAATAAAAAACTAGGAGGAATTTAATAATGAAACTTTACGTAAACACAGCGAAGGTACGATTTGGAGAAGAAGGAATCACAGGAGCAGAGGTATTTTTTAATAAGAAGGACGACAATCGCACATTTGATCTGAATGGCTATATCGAGATCACACCCGAGCAATATATTGAGAATTTCCAAGGCAATAAGCTTGCGGAAGTAGTCCGAGACGAATTGATTAAGAAGTTAGAGGACGCGGAAGTGGAAAATAAGCATCCGAAAGAAGATGACGAGGAAGCCGAGTAGGCGTGTTTCTTATGGGGAAAATTAAATAGGCAAAAAGAAGGAGGTCTGTCTTCTCTTGTCGAATAAGTAGGTGGGAGGGGAATGAATGGACGTCAATCAACAAATCAAAAGGATTAATCTATCATTGTTAAGTCTTAGCTATCCTACTATAAAAGATATTAATTTTTTTAGAGATTATCATGACTATGTAGAAAATAGTTTGAAGGAAAGTATTGAAAATGTTAGAAATAAAGAAAAAGCAGAAAACAAAAAGGAACCAAGAATGCTTACTATGGAAATTGTTGAGAATGAAGCAGAAATACAAAAATATAGCGAACTTAGAAATATAATGAGGTTTTCATTATTTGTTTCGCTTTATGCGTATGTTGAAAAAATTGTAATCAATTCCTGTGTTGTAGATGGAAGAAAGTCGAAATATAAAAAAATTAAAAGTAACGAAGAAAGTTATATTGGTAAGGCAAAAGAATTTTTAATTAATGAAGGATATACTGATATTGACACTATTGTAGATTGGGATTACATTCATGATATGAGGATAATAAGAAATAGATTTGTTCACAATGGTGGGAAGACAACAGACAAAATAAGCAAGAAGTCTGTGAAGTATGATTTCGAGGTTCATGACGAACAAATAATTTTGGGTGAAAGTTTTGTCACGGACTTTTTAGAAGTTATTGAGTCTTTTTCTTCGGAATTAGTGAAAATTGTTTATCCAGCAGAAGATAATCGCATTGTGAACTTTTTCAATAAATATGCAAACAAATAATTAAAAGCATCCTACCCGGGGTGCTTTTTTTCATGCAATAAAACGGGGTAGCCAGTAACTAGCCCACCGTATTAGGGGTTGCGGTATATAAATGATACGAGAAAATTTTACGCGGTTAGGGGGTCATTAAATATGAAGGAGATGATGACGTGGGCGGTGTTAGTTTGGAACATTTAGAAGCAGCCAGATTTTATTTATTTGGCGAGGTTAAGTTTTTACATTTATTAATCTTGCTGATGGGGCTAGATATCATATCAGGCACATTTAAAGCAATTAAAAATAAGAATTTATGGAGCAGGAAATCACTGTTTGGTTATGCCAGAAAGGTGTTAGTCCTTATGGTGATTATCTTAGCCAACGTAGTAGATCAGATACTTGGAATGGACGGAGCGATAACATATGCTACCGTCATTTTTTATATCGTTAATGAAGGCTTATCCATTATAGAGAATTTAGCAGAAGTTGGCGTTTTAATTCCGCCAGGACTTGCTGATAAGCTAAAGCATATTGACAATAGCGGTGATACTCTCCCCGAACAAATGGGAGAAGAATTGATGGGGACAGATGTT